GAACCGTCCTTATATTGTTGGCGAGCGTGGCCCAGAACTGATGATTCCCGGTGCTTCCGGCACGATTATTCCAAACAACAAAATGGGCGGCAACGGTACTGTGGTCAACCAGACCATCAACGTTTCAACAGGCGTATCGCAAACCGTTAGGGCAGAGATAATGCAGTTGATGCCGCAAATCAGCGAAAACACAAAAGCTGCTGTCCTTGATGCCAGACGGCGCGGTGGGTCTTTCGCGTCAGCTTTTTAGGGTTTAAAAAATGACAATATCATTTCCATTGACGCTACCAACGGCTACAGGCATTTCAAGTATTACCCTCAGAGCAATCAATGCCGTTGCAATATCCGAAAGTCCGTTCACCCTGAAGCAGCAAGTCGTTGCTCATACTGGCCAGCGGTGGGAAGCAGAGGTTACTATACCGCCAATCAAGCGCGAGCAAGCTGAGGTTTGGGTCAGCTTTTTGGTTTCTCTTCAAGGGGTGCGAGGCACGTTTCTGCTGGGCGATCCGGCCAACGCAACCCCAAGAGGCTCCGCATCATCAGCACCCGGCACTCCACTAGTTAACGGCGCGAGCCAGACTGGCGACAGCTTAACCATTGATGGCTGTCCCGCATCGGCAACGGGTTATTTGAAGGCGGGTGACTATATTCAACTGGGTGGCGGCTCTACTGCAACTCTGCATAAAGTTCTGCAAGACGTTAATACAAACGGATCGGGTCAGGCCACGATTGATCTGTGGCCTTATATCCGAAACGCGCCTTCAGACAATTCAACGGTTGTGGTTTCAAATGCTGTCGGTGTTTTCCGGCTTGGGTCAAATGAAACAAACTGGACAATTAGAGATGCCGCAATTTACGGAATAACGTTCCCAGCGATTGAGGCAATAGTATGAGCCGCACTTTATCTGATGGAATTATTAGTGTTTTAACGGCTGAGGCGATCCAGCCGTTTTTCGCTGTCGAGCTTTTTTTCAATACACAGACACTTAGGTTCTGGACTGGGCTGGGTAATCTAACTGTCGGTGGAGAAACCTACACAGGGACTGGTCAGCTTTTGCAAATCAGTGAGATCGGTGAAACAGCGCAGATATCAGCGCGTGGTGCAACACTTACGCTTTCTGGCATACCATCAAACCTAATATCACTTGCATTGAATGAGCCGTATCAAGGTAGGTTGTGCAAGATATTCTTTGGAGCCATTGATGCCAACCGGGCATACCTAACTGATGAGGCTGGTAATTATATTTTAGCAGAGGACAGCAGTAGGATTGACGTGTCCACTGGCGATCCCAACGAGATCGTTGAAATATTCAGCGGCTATATGGATCAGATGAATATTGAGGAATCTGCCGAAACAAGCACAATCGGCCTGTCCGTGGAGAGCAAGCTGATTGATTTAGAGCGTCCCAGAGTTTTCAGATATACGGATCAAAACCAGAAGTCTCGATTTCCGAATGATAAGGGCTTTGAGTTTGTTGAAGACTTGCAGGACAAGCGGTTTAACTGGGGCCGGGGTTAATGGTTCATGACTGGGATATTCGCTTGGCAAATTATGTTGATAGCGTCAGGTATAGAGGCTTTGATTGGTCAGAGTTTGATTGTCTAGTTTTTGCAAACGGCGCGGCTCAAGCGCAACTTGATCGGGGCGTTTTTGATGACTGGATTGGTGACTATAACTGTTACAAATCGGCTTACAAGCACTATAAGAGTTTGCTAAAAAAGCATAATGAGAAGAGCATAATCACAGCGATTGATGGTCGATTGAACAGGGTGGACAGGTTGATGCCTATGCGGGGAAACATTGTGGCGCGAGGGCATAGTGATCTTTCAGTTGTTGGTGTCACGCTGGGTGTTGCGGTTAGTGATGTCATTGCGTTTGTGGGTTATAATGGACTTGAGTTTTTTAGGCCCACGGACGGAAATATATATTGGTCAGTTTCGTGAAGTATCTTTTTGCAGTAATATTTTCGCTTGTCGCGTTTCCTGCGTTCGCTGATCCAGTCACGATTGCGGTTTCGGCTCTGGCTTCTGCCGCTGGCACAGCGGCGGCGGTGTACGCTGGCACGCTAGGCTCAATGACTATAATGGGCTACTTTGCGATGAACTTCGCAGTCACGGTCGGTCTTTCGTATCTATCTTCGGCGTTGACACCAAAGCCGAAGCAAGCGGCGTTTCGCACTGAGACAGGATATCAGGTTGCCGGTATCGGCCCGGCACAAGATCACGCTATCATCTATGGTCAGACGCGCGTTGGCGGTGTTGTGGTTTATAAAGAGGCCACCGACAACAATAAATTCTTGCATCTGGTTGTGGCTATTGCTGGGCATGAGTGCGAGGAAATTACCAGCGTTTATCTTAATGATGAAATAGTAACCCTTGATGGTGACGGCAACGCAACTGCGCCATCAAAATATAATGGTTATGTTAGGGTCATCAAGCATTTGGGTGCAGCGGATCAGGTCGCAGACCCGACACTCATTTCTGAAAGCAATGGCCTGTGGACGGCTGATCATCGATTGCAGGGTATTTGTTACGCATACATTAGGCTTGAGTTCAATGCAGATAGCTTCCCCAACGGCGAGCCATCCATCAGCTTTATTGTCAAAGGAAAAAAGGTTTACAATCCAAACACTGCGACAACAGCATTCAGTGACAACTCAGCCCTTTGTTTGCGCGACTATTTGGTGAGTGATTATGGCCTTAACACCGATGATATTGATGACACCCTTTTTGCGTCAGCCGCGAATGTCTGCGATGAGACTGTTGCGCTTGCCGCTGGTGGAACGGAGAAGAGATACACAACAAACGGATCGTTCACAACTGGTGGCCAACCGAAGGATATTATTGATGATCTGTTGAGGGCGATGGGCGGCACGATCTGGTATGGTCAGGGCAAGTGGCGCGTTAAAGCATCGGCATTTACTACCCCGGTGGTCACGCTTGATGAGGATGATCTTAGATCAACGGTTCGGATCAATACTCGACACTCACGCCGGGACAACTTTAACGCAGTGCGGGGCGTATTCAAGGGGCCAGAAAGCAACTATCAAAGCACAGATTATCCAGAGGTAACTGGCACAACATTCGTTGACGCTGATGGCGGCGACAAAAGCGTCATCGACTTTGACCTTGGGTTTACTGCAACCAGTTCAATGGCTCAGAGGATTGCCAAGATTGCCCTATACAGAAATCGTGAGCAGCTAACAATTTCTGCATCGTTTGGTATGAAAGCGTTTCAGGTTCAGATTGGCGATATTGTGCGGCTTACAAATACAAGAGCGGGGTTTTCCAACAAAACATTTGAAGTTGTTGATTGGCGATTTTCACCGCAACTTGATGATGCGCTTCTGATCAATATGGATTTGAGGGAAATATCGTCTGCTGTTTTTGATTGGAACGCTGAAGAGACATCTTTTGAACTCAACAACACAGTGCTTGCAAACCCGTTTGATGTTCCACCGATAGGCCTTTCAGCAACCTCTGAGGCGCGGGTTGTAAACGAGCATCTGACAAACATTATAATCGCAAACGTTACATCAGACGCTCCTGAAAGAATTGATCAAGTTGAGGTGCAGTTCAAGAAAACAACGGACGCGGATTACATTCTGGCTGGATTTGGTGATTTGGGTAAGGCTGAAATCATTGACGTTGAAGATGCTGTATTTGACATTAGGGCCAGAGCCATCAACACGTTTGGGATCAAGGGCAGTTTCGTTCAGATTACGCAGAACGTTGAGGGTCTTGCTGAACCGCCAGCAGATGTTACAAACTTCAGCTTCAACGTTTCATCGGCTGGAATACATCTTGAGTGGGAAGCGGTGCCTGATCTTGATCTCAGCTTCTACAGGGTGCGCCACGCTCAGGCCGAAACCGGGGCCACGTTTGCAAACGCAACAACGGCTGTAGACAAGGTTGCGCGTCCCGGCAACAGCGTTACAGTGCCACCACGATCCGGCACTTACTTGATCAAGGCTTATGACAAATCCGGCAACCAAAGCGTCAACGCAGCTACTGTGGTTGTCCGGGCTGTGGATTTGGATGTTTTCACAAACACACAGACGCAAACAGAGCATCCCAGCTTCTCAGGCACAAAGACGGGCTGCACTGTTGACGGGTCAAATCGCC